AATTAGCGAAAGTTGGTTTTCCGTTAGAACTAATATAAAAAAAACCGTTAAATACACCTATTAAAAGTGCTTCTGAGGTATTTGTATAAGAAGTTCCACCTGCTCCACCATCATCAGTTGTAGTAAAAGATGCATCCTGTACAAATCCTTGTGCTCCGCCTGAGTCTTGGACTGATACTGGATCTCCTTTAAAAGAACCAACGCCTGGTGATGTTTGGATAAAGTACTCAGATTGTCCTGACGTAGCTGGAGTGTTTCCAACAGTCATTACAGCTCGAAGTCCAAATCCAGTTGTGCTTGCGTTTGCCATATTTTTTTCCTTGTTATTGTTTTAAGTTAATTCGTTGGTTTAGGAATTACTAAATAATTAGTTCTTCTTTGTACCACCGAAGGTTACACGAGTTTGCCTCTCATTATTGATTGGCATACTTGGATGCTGTTCCTTCATGAGATCGTTATTAATCGCTTCTTCTTTATCAGCAGTTTGTTTTGCATAATATGCATCAATCTGTTGCGCGATCTCTTCTGGTATCCTAGCCAGCAATAGGCCTCCTACTCCGATGACTCCTGCGTATCTGCCTTCAGTCTCAACTGGATAATTTGATTCAGGATATTGATCAGCTCTAACCAATTCATATCCTTCTCTCAATGAAGCAGCTATGTTTTTCGTGTCTTGAAAACCCATAGATTCTGCTCGTATCCACTGATGACGAAAACCTGTTGGTGCAGGTGGTGCATCTAGTGATGAGGGTGGAGTCCAAGTTTTTTTCTTTGCAGAATTATCTCTTGATTGACTCGCACGTGAAGCTTTGTTTTTATCTTTTTCCATATGCCTATACTCCTTCCGTGATGTTTAATTGTTTCGCATATTCTTCTAGTGGCACGCCTAATCTTTTAGCAATTGCTACCTGTGACGGCGAGAGCTTCACAGTTTTTTTGCGTCCTGTTGGGGCTGAACGTTTAGCCGAAGCTACATTTTGAGCAGGTTTTGCTCTTTCTGTAGTATTACCCTCTATCTTATCAAATTTATGGGGGAATTCAAGTCTTATTCTTTTATCAATTTCCGCATAATATTCATTAGATTGAGGATCATATCCTTCTTGTTCTACAAGCTTTTTATGTATATCAAAAGAAGTATAAGTCATAGCAGTATCACTACCAAACCATGTATTTTTAGATGCCCAAGCCTCTGCTTTTGTATCTGTAGGGATATCTCTAGGTACATTGTTATAACCTTGTTGATAGTTATTTATAACCTCAGTTCTTTGAGGATTAATTCTAACTTGTTTTTGAGCAGTTTCTTCTAGTTGATGTTTAAGAACACCCAAACGAGCTGCATCAGAAGTTAAAAAAGCAATTTGTTCTTGAGCTGATACTTGTGCATCTACATCTCCAGATTCAATAGCATTTTTAAGTGATTTTCTTGCCGCTTCCATATTGGTAACGACTCTTTTTTCAAATTCAGAAACGTAAGATTTATCTAAAGTAGAAAATCTTTTTTCCATTTCTTCTTTGTCTCTTTTAGCTGCAAGAGCAAAAGCAACAGCTTCTTCTTTTTGTCTTTCCGCTTCTCTCATTTTACGAGTTAGTTTGGAAATACGTTTTTGGACTCCTTCGCTGTATTCAGCAAGTTCGTCTTTATCTTCTTTTTTAGACTCTATAACAGGATTTTCTTTTTCTACCTGTTCTACTTCTATTTTTTCTTCTGCAACAACTTCTGCTTTTTCAGGGTTGCCTTTGTCATCTAAATGAATCTCAGCGCCTTGATCTTCGCCAACATCAATTAAATCATGTTTTGGTTTCTCTTGTTCTGGCATAGTGCCTCCTATGTTAAATTAAATGAAGAACTGATTCGGGATTCTTAATAACCCCTAATACTTCATCATCGTTTAGTAGTCGCACTTCTCCACCTTCTATTGGTAATCTAGAGCCCGCGTAGCGCGCGAAGATAACCCAATCTCCTTTTTTACACCATGGACCTGATGTAAATTTTTCATCTTTATAACAAAGCGGTCCCATTTTTAAAACGTAACCACAAGTGGTTGCGATTCTAGCTCTGTCTAATGTTTCTTGTGAAAATATTATTCCACCTTTAGTTTTATTTTTAGGTGTAAATGGTAAAACTAAAAGTCTGTATCCAGATGGTTCTGGTAATTCGTTGACCGTTTCATCCCCGATATTATCTGGGTTTAAAGGTTCTTTTTCTGGTGCTTGATTTTTTTTCTCTTCTTCGTATTTGTCTTCAAGTCCTAAATTAATTTTTGGGACTTCCTTTTGTGTTTCCGATGTTGATAACGTTTCCGTCTTCATTTTTTTGCTCCTTATTATCTAGCAGGTTAGAGATTTCCTGTAATATTAGTTGATAAGCTTGCGCTTGACCAAGTAAATACCTGTATTTTTCATAATTGTCAACCCCTCCAGATATCATAACATCTCCTATATGTTGAAGGGTTGTTTGTATTCTTTTTTGTAATTTATGAATAATGATTAATTCATCCATTTAACAATTCCACTTTCTAAGAGACTTGTTTATTCTACTATTTGGGTCTCTTGCCGTTTTAGCAGAAGTTAATCTTTTCTTCATCCCGCTCATGCGCGCGCAGAACGATTTTCTTCTATTAGCAGCTTTTGAACCCTTTTTCAACTTACTGGGTTTAGTTGTTACTGCCATTGATAATTTAGATCCGGGATTAGCAGCTCTATAAGATGCAATACCTTTTCTATTTAATCCACCAGATTCAGATTTACCTTCTTTTCTTTGCCAAGCGGCTGTTGAGCCACCTTCAGCTTTCATAATTCTAGCTTTTCCGCATCCTCTGGTATGAATACCAAGTCCGGCCATTATTTTTTAGCTGTTTTAGCTGAAGCTTTTAATGCTTTATCAGAAACAGTTCCTTTACCAGGTTTACTTTTTCCTAATTTTTTTGCACGGTTCATATAGTAGTAAAGTCCTTTTTTAGCAATTCTACCATCTTTAGTTTTATGAAAACCTTCTTTAACTGCTCCTCCTTTTTTCATAAAACCCATTTTATTTCTAACTTCGGTAGGTAATTTTGATAACCCTGGATTTTTTTCACTATCAATTTTTTTTAAAGTTGAACCGCCTTTGGCAAATTTTTTTCTTTCAATGCCATGTCCTCTTAAAGATATATCGCCCATTATTTTTTCTTGTTTATTTTTTTATTATCTAATCTTTTTACAGACGCCATCATTTTTTTTGATTTGCTTCCTTTTTTAACAGCTTTACCACCTTTGGCAAATCTGACATCAGATCTTATTCCGTAATCGTTTCTCATTTATTTTTCTCCTGTTGGTTGTTTGTTTGCTAAAGTTCTCGCAATGGATTCTCCACTACGTCCTACTACATATCCCCCCAGACCAATTTGTAAAAGTGTCCAAACGTCTCCTGGAAGTTCAAATGTAATAACTGTTCCTAGCATCATTTTTATAACAGGTCCAATAATATAATTCCATACTAATATAAATATTAATACATACATTAATAGAGGTCTCCAACTTGCTGAAAACCAACCTGATTTAGCTTCTGCTTCAACTATAGAAGCTGCTGCTTTAATTTGTTCTGTTGATGATTTTAATAACTCAGTATTAAGTTGTGCTTTTAATTTTTCTGCTAAATCCTTATCAGGGATAGCTTTATCCACTGTTGAAAACAACATTTTAGCTAGTGGTGCAATTGTAGATAGTGCTGCTAACATTAATATGATTTCGCTTTCCTTATTTTTTCTTTTAAGACAATTCCTTGTCCTCTAACTTCGCCTTTTACGCCTTTGTTCTGTCCTTTATTAAGAATACCTTTTTCATGTTTAGAAATTTGTGCATGTGGATATGGAACATCCATTTCCAATTCATCAAAAATAGTTTTAGAACCTTTAGGCATTTTAAAATCTATTAGTATTTAATACCAAGTAGCTTTAACTGGTTTCTTTTCAGCTCTAATACGTTTAGTTCCTCTAACAGTAACTGTTTGAGATTCTTGATCGTTAGTCGCCTCAATAACAACACCACCAGATTTATAGCCATCGCTATTAATACCTAATTCTTTTTTAATTTTAGGTTCATTTACGTATCCCGAACCTCTTTGCCAATCTTTACTCATGTTTTTCTCCTATTTAAGTTTAAATTATACTCTTTTAATTATTAATTATCAATTTTTATTTGAGTATTACCTTTTCCCATTTTTGCAAGTGATACTCCAGCTCTTAATTCGGCCAAATCTTCATTTTGTTCAAGTTTTTCATCAAAATTAGACTGATTCATCATTGCTTTCATAGTATCTAGACTAATTCTACCCGAATCATACTGTTGTTTTGCTTGATCTTGTCTTGCTTTAAGGTCTAACTCTCTTGATTTTAACCTTAATAAAGGATCACCTGTAAATTCAGATATAATTTTTTGCTCCTCTTTCATATAATCTTTCATCATTTCAGCAATTAGTACTGCTTTTCTAGAATTAATAAGAGACATAAGTTGATTTGCTTGATTAATTAACTGTTGATTTTGAGGTTGTTGTTGTAACATCATTTGCATTTTTTGTGCTTGCACTAATTCCTCTTCAAATTCTATTTGAATTTGTTCTTGTGCCATTAGAGAAATTCTTTCTAATATATTTTTTTGTAAAGTTGCCATCACCATTGGATTATTTTGAACTGTGTTTGATTGCATGAAACTTAAATGTGAATCAATATGTGCTTTATGATCTTGTCCTGGAAATGCTTGAATAGGTTTCATTCCCATCGCAGCAATTTCTTCTAGTACAGGATCTAATGGTTGTGGTTGTGATGGTGGTGGTAAAATAGCATTAACATTTTTAACACCAATTGCTTCATACATACTTCTGTACGCTTGATAGATATCGTGAATTTGTGGATTAGATTGTGCTAATTGTAATTGTGTTTGTGCCATTCCAATTCTTTGTGTTTGTGAAAAAATATTTGGATCTGCGATTGGTAAAATATCAATTCTTGCATCAAAGTCAGATAATTTTATATTTCTAGAAGCTCCTGGAACTTCGTAAGGATATTCAGGAGGTAAATAACTTGCGAATACTTCTGCTAATAATTTTAATTCTTGTTTTAATCCTACATACAATCTTTTATGAATAGCTGACATTACTCGCGATCCACGTTCCAATAATGCTACAGTCGTACCGACTGCGGCTTGTTGGTTCATATCGCCCACCTGTGCATCTGCGATGCTCGCGAAACGTTGAGCTGAATTAACACATAAACCCATTAATTCTAAAAGAACTGGATTAGGTCCTTTGAAAGGAAGTTGCATAAATTGAGATTGAATATCTCCTCCTGGTACATCTACATCTCTAAATTCTCCTGGTTGTAATGGTTGAGCATCGTCTCTCATTCTTACACCACGTGTTTTAAATCCTGCTGGTAAGTTTGCTAATGTTCCCGCATCTAATAATTGTCTTAAAGCTGCTGTTGCTGTTCTTGATAATCCACCAATCATGTGAATTAATCCAAAACCATAAAATCCTAAACCTGGTAAAAATTTAAATTGTACAAAGTAATTAATTTTTTGTTTACGTAAATCTTCTTTTAAATAATTTCTTCTAATAGATAAAATTTTAGTATTAGCTTCAGCAATGGTTACTACATAGGGTAATTTAATTCCGGTAGGTTCACCAGTTTCAGGATCAACATCTTCAAATCCAGGTAAATCTAAATTTACATGCATTTCTAAAATAGTATATTGATCTTCTTGATTATTTTTAGTTACTCCTTGAATTTGTCTTTCTTTTTCTTTAATTTCATCAGTTGTAATAGGAGGTTCTCCTAATTCAATATCTTTATAAAATCCCGACACTTGTTGTTTACGTAAATCATTTTCTGAAATACCAATTACATGAACAATTGCTTCTGCATCATCTAGTGAAGTAGCAGAATAAGGAACAATTAAATCATCAGCCGGAATAAATTTTGAAACGGCCCTACCTAATAGATCGTCATAATAAACTTTCTTAAAGGTAGAACCGCTTAGGGGTAAATAGAAAAGCATCTGATCAAATTCTGGTTCATATTCTTTCATCTGATCCATGATTTGATAA